AAAGTTCCAGACAATATTGAGCAAGGTGAAATGACACCTGTGGCTCTGGCTATGCCCGACCAATACAAAGAACCAGACGACCCTATACTTTCGTATAGACAATACTGCATTGCTGAAAAGCATTATGCACAATGGAACAAAAGTAGACCAAGACCTACTTGGTGGATTGCACCTAATGCTTGGACTGCTTAATTAGTCATCAATGAAGATGAAAATGCTTGACAAAATAAATTTTATCGTTTATTTTAGGAGCATAAAATTTAACCATAAGGAGTTAATTTATGGCAATATTAGAAGGTAAAGCTTATTGGGCAAGTGTAACAACTCCCAATACGACTTATGAACCTGTTTATACTGTAGACTTAGTAGTCGATGCAGATACTGCAAATGACTTTGAGTCTAGAGGATTTCGTGTAAAGGACCTTTCATTGAAAAATGAAGATGGTTCTCAAGAATCAGTAGGTAAAGCTATTGTTATTAAAAGGAAAGTTAATGGTGCTAACAATACTGTTAGACCAGCTCCAAAACTTTTTGATAAGAATAAGAATCCTATTGATACCATTGTTGGTAATGGCTCAACAGTCAAAGTTCAATACAATGAATGGGAGACTGAAAACAAGTATGGTAAGTTCAAGGGTTTGGACTTTCAAGCCATGCAAGTTATTGACCTAGTATCTGTTAAATCAGGTGATGGTGATGAGCTAGACCCATTTGGTGATGGTGAGGAGTTTTAATTATGATTATTAATTTCGATGGTAAATCATATGAAACTGAAAAGCTTACTGACCCAAAAGCTAGACAACAAGTTCAAGCTTATGTAAGTCAAATAGCTTTCAACAATCAAATGCAGATTAGTTTGCAAAAGTCTAACGACAAACTTCAAGAGGAGTTAAGACCTTTGTTAGCTGAAGAAGCTTTGATTGAAGAGGAATCAGAAAGTTCTGAAGAAGATAGTAAAAAATCTAAGAAGGACTAAAACTGATTACTAAGTTTTCCTTTTATACGAGCCCTCTTCGGAGGGCTTTTTAATTAAGAATATTATGACAAGTAATTTTGTAAAACATCATCTTCCATGTTCCTCATGTGGGAGTAGTGATGCACTATCAATTAATGAGGATGGTTCAGCTAAGTGTTTTAGTTGCCAAGGTTTCTTTCCTAAATACGAAAAAGATGATAAGGTGAATACGAGTATGCAAAAATTTAAACAACCAGAACGAGCACTTAACCTTGAAGGTGGTAAGTTTGCTCGGTTAAGTGATAGAGGAATCTCACAGGAGACTGCTCAGACTTATGGTGTAAGGATTATGTACAATGCTGATGGCACAATAGCTCAACACCTATATCCCTTCTACATTAACAATGAATTATCAGCAATTAAAACAAGATACATAAAAGATAAACGTTTTACTTTTGAAGGCACGATTCAAGATACCGGTTTATTCGGACAGAATCTTTTTAAGGAGGGTGGTAAATATCTTACCATCACTGAAGGAGAGTGTGATGCAATGGCTGCCTATGAGCTTCTCGGTAGTAAGTGGGCAGTCGTATCCATTAAAAGAGGAGCTGGTTCGGCAGTAAAAGATATCAAAGAAAACATTGAGTATGTTGAAAGTTTTGACAATGTCATTCTTTGTTTTGACAAAGACAAGCAAGGCATTGAGGCAGCGAAGAAAGTTGCTTCCATTATTAAGCCTCGTAAGTGTAAGATAATCAATCTACCTAATGGCTACAAAGATGCCAACGATATGCTTCTCAAAAACAAACACCAAGAATTTGTTAGAGCTTGGTGGGATGCTCAGGTCTATACACCGAGTGGTATCATTAGAGTTTCAGAGAAGAAGAAAGAGTTTTTCGATAGACCAAAGAAAGAAAGTGTTCCTTATCCTTTCGAAGGTCTAAACAAGAAACTTATTGGTATGCGACAAGGCGAGTTAGTTACTATCACAGGTGGCACAGGTCTTGGTAAGTCAAGTGTCACTAGAGAAATAGAGCATTGGCTCGTCAATAAAACAGATGACAACGTGGGTATCATTGCCCTTGAAGAGGACTGGAGAAGAACAGTCGATGGTATCTTAAGTATCGAAGCAAATGCTAGGCTTTACATAGACCATATCCGGGAAGAATTATCCTCTGAAACTTTGGATGTTATGTATGAAAAAATCTTTGGTAAAGATAAAGTATTTATTCATGCTCACTTCGGGACTAACGATATTGAAGATATCTTTTCTAAGCTTCGTTATCTTATTGTCGGCTGTGATTGTAAGTGGGTGGTCGTAGACCATTTACATATGCTAGTGACAGCTCTGTCTGAGAATGATGAACGTAGAGGTATTGATAACATCATGACTAGACTTAGAAGCATGGTCGAGGAAACAGGAGCAGGTATTATTCTGGTCTCACACCTCAGACGTGTAGATGGTAATAAAGGACATGAGAATGGTATCCAAGTTAATCTGAGCCATTTGAGAGGCTCTAACAGCATTGCACAATTATCTGACTGCGTGATAGCCCTTGAAAGAAATCAACAGGCTGACGATGAAAGAGAGTCTAGAACGACACGTTTAAGAGTGTTAAAGTCTAGATATACGGGTGATGTTGGATTAGCTTCTTCCTTGCTTTATGATAAAGATTCAGGTAGACTAACAGAGTTTGATGAAACTGACTTCAGTGGTATTGATGATGAGTTTGAACCAGACATACCTTTTTAGATTATGAAAAGTTTAGTATTTGATATCGAAACAGATGACCTAAATGCTACAAAGGTCTGGTGCATTGTGGCTATAGATGAAAATAATAAAGTCTATAGCTTTCATGGTGATACTATTGAAGATGGTTTAAATCTTCTCAATGAAGCAGAGATGCTCATTGGACATAATATTCTTGGTTTTGATATCCCTATCTTAGAAAAACTATACGATTGGACACCGAATGCCTCCATAAAAATAATTGATACTTTGGTGTTGAGTAGGCTTTTTAATCCTACACGAGAAGGTGGGCATAGTTTGGAGAGATGGGGTATCAAACTTGGAATGCACAAGCTAGAGTTTTCTGATTTCACAGAGTTTTCTGATGATATGTTGAAGTATTGTATCGCTGATACGAAGCTCAACAAGATTTTATTTCAAGCATTACGCAAAGAAGCTATGGGATTCTCGAAAGAATCAATAAACCTTGAACACGACATAACAAGAATCTTAACCAAACAAACTAAAGATGGTTTTGCGTTTGATTTTAAATCAGCTACTTTTCTTATAAGTAAATTCAACAAACTTCTAAAAGAAACAGAAGACAAAGTTCACGAAACATTTAAACCAAAATGGGTAGACGATAAAGTTGTTTCACCTTACACTAAAAAAGACGGCACTTTATCTCGCAGAGGATTGACAGATGAGGAATATAACTCTATAATAGAAGGTTTGCGTCCTAATAAACCTTTCATGCGTCAAACTCTACAGGAGTTTAACTTAGGTTCAAGAAAGCAGATAGGAGAATATCTTACAGACTTTGGCTGGAAGCCTAGAAAGTTTACTCCAACAGGACAACCTATTGTAGATGAAGCTACTTTAAAAGAAGTAGAGCATATACCAGAAGCAAAACTTATTGCTGATTTCTTACTATATCAAAAGAGATTAGCACAGGTCCAATCTTGGCTCGATGCGTTGGCAGATGATGAACGTATTCATGGTTCTGTTATTTCTACAGGGACAATTACGGGTAGAATGTCCCATAGAAATCCTAACGTTGCTCAAGTGCCTAGTGTAAAGAGCAAGTTTGGTGAGGAATGTCGAGCCTGTTGGACTGTTCCAGAAGGCTACAAGCTTGTTGGTGTTGATGCTTCAGGCTTAGAGCTAAGGATGTTAGCTCATTATATGGATGACGAGGAGTATATAAATGAAATTATCGATGGAGATATTCACACAACTAACCAACAAATTGTTGGACTTAAATCAAGAGATAAGGCTAAAACATTCATCTATGCACTTATCTACGGAGCAGGAGACGAAAAAATTGGTAAAATTGTTGACGGAAATAAAGCCGATGGCAGAGAACTTAAACAACGTCTTCTTGCTGGTCAACCTGCATTTAAATCTCTTAGAGAACGAGTGCAAAGAGCAGCTCAAAAAGGATTCCTCAAAGGATTAGATGGTCGTAAGATTATACTGAGACATCAACATGCTGCTTTAAATACTTTACTTCAAGGTGGAGGAGCAATCGTAATGAAGAAAGCTCTATGCATACTTGACGAAAGATTAAGATTAGCTAATATAGATTATAAGTTTGTTGCCAACATCCATGATGAATGGCAAATAGAAGTAAGAGAATGCCAAGCAATGAGAGTAGGAGAACTTGCAGTAGAATCTATTCGAGATGCTGGTAAGTATTTTAACATGCGTTGTCCTTTGGATGGTGAATATAAGATAGGAAATAATTGGAGTGAAACCCACTAACATACCAGAAGGTTATATATCTCGAAAAACTTCAACCATTGATTTTGGTTATGAAGAAAGCGAGATTGATGGGTATTTAAAACCAATACCAGAACAGTTAAAGCTTCTTTATACTGCCGAACAAAAAATAAAACAAGGTAAATCTACAAGAGTTGTTGCTCGTTGGTTATCAAAAAAGAGTAATAGATATATAAGTCACGTTGGTCTTTGGAAACATGTAACGAATAAAACATCGCATGAATTTACCAAAGTTTGTAACCAACAAAAAGAAGGTTATATTTATATTCTAACTAACCCGGCATGGCAAGATTGGGTTAAAGTTGGTATGGCTGTGGACCCTGAAGATAGATGTTCTACTTTTCAAATAGGTTCACCATTTAGAGATTATGACATATTTTTTACTAAGTTTTTTAAGGATAAACAAAAAGCTGAAAGCAATCTTCACAAATTGCTAAAAAAAGAAGCAGAGCAATTTAATGGCGAATGGTTTAAAATTGATAAAAATGAAACAAAGAGGTTAATAGAAAATTATGAGACCAAATAAAGAAGACAGAAAAAAGTTTGACCTAGACTTAGAGTATGGTCAAGTGCGAGAAGATAAGATAGCAGACATGCTTCAAGACAAAAAGATTGAAGTTAAATCTGAACGTGATATCTGGCAAAGCACAGGAAACATTGCAATCGAATATGAATGCTATGGAAAGCCTTCAGGAATTAAAGCCACAGAATCTGATTATTGGTTTCATAATCTTTGTATTGGTGATAATATATTTTGCAGTTTAGTTTTTGATACAAAAGTATTGAAAAAGCTAGTAGATAAACTCGATACTTTTAGAACAGTATCCGGTGGAGATAATAACGCAAGTAAAATGTATCTTGTAAATTTACCTAAGTTGTTTTCATCAGATGTAATAAAAGCATTTAAGGAATTAGAAAATGAAAAAGAAAACAGTTGAAACACTTGTAGATGATATCTATAAAGTTATCGGTTCTTTAGCTGATAATAAACCTATAGAAATATCTGAACAAGACTACGAAGACTTTGGTAAGGCTATGTCGGATGCATTAAGACATTGGGCAACTCCTTCATCAGAAGCTAAACCAACAATTAGAATGTCTAACGTTGGTAAGCCACTGAGAAGATTATGGTATGATTTAAATTTAGAAAAGAAAGAAGAACAAAAATTATCTTCGCCTATCTTTATTAAGTTTTTATATGGTCATTTACTTGAGGTTCTTCTTTTATTCTTTGTTAAACTTTCTGGACACAGAATAGAAAATGAACAAAAAGAAATAAGTATTTCAGGTATCAAAGGACACATGGACTGTATGATTGATGGTGAAGTTATAGATATTAAGTCGGCTTCTGGTTATGCTTTCAAGAAATTTAAAGAGGGCACACTCGGAGAGGAGGATGCTTTTGGTTATCTATCGCAGTTAGCTGGATACGAACATGCAGAACAAACCAATAAGGGTGGTTTTCTTGTTATGAATAAAGAGACAGGAGAACTAACAACTTTTATTCCTGATGATTTAGATAAGCCAAACATTACAACAAAGATTAAAACTGTTAAATCAGCTATTGCTAAAAAGACACCACCTCAAAGGTGTTACAATCCTATACCAGATGGAGCTGCCGGGAACATGAAGCTTCCTAGAGATTGTGTCTGGTGCCCATATAAGTTTGAGTGTCATAAAGATGCTAACGATGGACAAGGATTAAGAGTGTTTGAATATGCTAAAGGTAATGCATACTTGACACACATAGAAAAATTACCTAATGTTAGGGAGATAACATAATGAATGGTAGAAAATCAAAAAAAGTAAGACATAAAGCAAAGCTTTTGTTTATTGAATGGATTGGTTCTTTCTTAAAAGAAGAAGACAGAAAACAAATCAATCTACAAAACTTTACAGAGCTTTTGCCTGACGAAACCCATGTATATGCCAACAGAAGATTAATGCATTCAGCATTTTCTTTTAGATGGTTCATCAAGTATGTTAAAATCTTAAGCAAAAATAAAGCTATAGATGATATCAAGCTTATGGATGTGATGGAGTATGCGAGGGTATCGTAAGCCTAGAAAGATAAGACCTGTTGAAAAAGATATACCTAGTGGATACGATTCCAAATGGGAATATAATTTACATCAGACTATCTTAAAAGAATGGGAACACCATGGCGACAAAGTCAATTACATAGTTGAACATAACTATGAGCCAGACTTTATCAAAGTCATAAATGGTATTGAATATCTTTTAGAAGCTAAAGGTCGCTTCTGGGACTACAACGAATACAACAAGTATGTTTGGATTCGCAAGTCTTTAAAAGATAATCAAGAATTGATATTTTTGTTTTCTAGCCCTTATGCTCCAATGCCTCAAGCAAAGAGACGTAAGGATGGTACAAAAAGAACACATGCTGAGTGGGCAGAGAAAAATAATTTTAAATGGTATACGGAGGAAACATTACCGGATGATTGGAAATAAAGGAAAAAAAATTATGTACAAGTTTAATGAAGATAAATTAATAGAAGAACTACAACGTTATGTTTACGATACCTATGGTCAACACTATGCTACAGATAA